GCAAAAAAAAGAGGGTTGTTACACCCTCTATAAATCTTTTTTTAATTAGTTGGTAAAAACATTCTGCTAACTGGTGGTCTAGCATTTTTTTCTAACCAATAATCAATACTGGCTTGCTCTAACTTTGTAAAGTTAAGCTGCCCAACTAAATGGCTGTAATCATATCCAATGGTTTGTGCTAGTTGCGTAATCCTTGCATAGATTTCGTTGTAGCTGTGTCTGATCTCAGTTAAATACCACTCACGATACACATTAGAATTTCTAAATTTTCTGGTGTAAGGAATGTTAGTTAAACAATCAGGTGTGCCGAGACTAACTCTGTAATTGTGATCACCCATCCTGTTTTCAAACTTAACAGGCTCACAAGTCCAGTAACCGTTATCTTCTTTGTAAGATTGGAGTTCTACGCCAGTTTCAAACCTTTGTATCGGTCTGATGTGTTTCCATAGTCTAGATTCGTATGCAGTAATAAGCATTTGAAATTCTGATTCGGGTAAGTTGATTTGATGTTTGTCCATGTGTTCTCCTAAATAAAAAAGGGTGTAGGAGTAATTAAACTCCGTACACCTCCTTAAGTTTGTTTCTAGTGTCGATACCTTTATCGAATAGTGCCTTGAGTCCTGTCTCGTCATTTTGCCAATGTCTGAGGTCATTTCTCAAAGTATTGTGCTTGTCAATGTCACCTGTGATGCATTTGATTTGCCAATCTTTGTCAAATGTGTAACCCATACGATCTGCGGTTCTTTGGCTGTCAGCTAGACCTTCATCGCTGATGATTGCAGCTAGTGTTTTGATTTCTTTGTCAATCCATTTTTCCATTTGAACTGGTAGCTTCTGAAATTTCTCCCACTTGGCCATTTGCTTTTCGTTCTGGATAGCAAGTTTCTCATCTCGTCTAGCTTGTTTCTCAGCATCTGTAATAGCTTGCTGTACTGACTTGCCTTCTTGCCTAGCACCACGTCTGTCGCTTCTGTACTGGACGTATTGTGTCATGTAACCGTTAGCTGAGTTCTCACCGTAGCGGTAGTTCCACATCATCTGTAAGTTGATTGAAAAGAACTCTTTGTCTTTGGTCTGACCAGAAACAACACCGTTGATAAGATTAGCTTTGCCTAGCTTAAAACTATGACCGTCAATCAAATCAGTAACTGCTAGATGACCGTTAACTCTTTGCTCACAAAGTGCAACTGCATGATCTCTTTGCGCTCTAGCTTGCTCATGGCAACGTCCTGTATGAACTGTGCAATACCAAGGTCTGTAATAATCATTAGTTGTACGACCTGCGTAATCCTCTTTTTGGATAAACTTAATGTCTTTTAAGCCTTTGCTGTCTTGGTAGTAATAAACTTTTTCTTCTACTACTTTGCCAGATCTTGACTTATAGACTTTTGCCATGTCGTAAGTTCTGCCATCTTGCTCACGCTTTGCCCAAAGCTTGTTACAGCAATCTACGTCTTGTTGTACTGAAGCAACTAGCTTAGTGTAGATCTCATCTTGTAAATGATCTGCAAGGTTGGCTGGGAATGTGAATTGTGTCATTGTTATTAGAAAATAGTAATGTACATATTTAGTATTGCATTTATCCCAACACCTGTCAACAAATTAATTTTAGATATTGCGATTTACTCTACATTTCTCTATATTATGTTTAATTTTATTTATTTTTTATGACACTAGCAGCAGTTAGGCCAAAAACTATTGTTGTTGGTGTTACAGATACTGGTCATCGCTGTTCTGAAGATCATCATAATTACAATGGTCGCATTACACAGGTGATTGTAGATGCATTACGAGAACTACATGAAGACTATGGTATTGGCTATGGTTGCTTATCCATAATGTTTGGTATCTCTCGTGGTTACATAGCTCAAATTTGCCGTTATGAAAAAAGAGTCAGCTACGCAACTCGTTACAAAACAATCCAAGTTAGGTAGACCTTCTACTAAACCTGATCCTGTTGTTGTTAACGAAATAATAGAATGGATTGCTCATGGTAATACTTTGCGCTCTTATTGCAGACAGAAAAATAAACCAAACTGGAGAACTATTTATAACTGGTTGGAAAAAGATGATGGAGACTTTATCGCACGCTTCGCACACGCACGAGATATGGGTGCTGATGCTATTGCGGAGGAATGCTTGGAGATAATTGATGCTCCTCCTCCTTTGTGCGGTTCTGAGGGCAATACAAGGCTAGATCCAGCAGCAGTGCAGATGCAGAAAAATAGGGTAGAAGCAAGACTTAAGTTGTTAGCTAAATGGAATCCTAAAAAGTATGGAGAAAGGGTAGGGGTAGAAGCAAAAGGAGATATTAGTCTGACTATTTCAACAGGCGTTCCACAGGTGTGAGACAACCGTTGATCAAACTAGATTACACACCTCGGACTTGGCAGAGAGAATGCCATATAAAGAAACAAAGGTTTAGCGTTTACGCATTGCACAGGCGATCAGGTAAGACAGAACTGGCGATCATGGAGCTAATAGACAAGGCCATGAAGACAGACAAAGAACTAGCCATGTTTGTGTACATTGCACCGTTCCTGAGACAGGCAAAAGCGATTGCATGGGCAAGACTAAAGCAAAAGATAGAACCATTGCGTAGAACCTCTGTAATCGAGATTAACGAGGGTGAACTGTCGGTCAGGTTTAAACATAATGGAGCAATCATTAGACTCTTTGGAGGGGATAACCCAGATGCGTTAAGGGGCATGAGATTGGACGGTTGCGTAATAGATGAGGTAGCCCAGATAAAGAACGAGCTATGGTCAGACATAGTCCAGCCAGCACTGTCAGACCGTCTTGGATGGTCATTGTTTATCGGTACACCACAAGGTATTAACTTGTTCTCTGAGTTGTATTACAAGGCCGTAAATGAGCAAGGGTGGACAGCATCAAGGTACACAGTGTTTGACACAGATAGCTTGCATCCTGATGAGGTGACTCGTCTTAAACGAGACATGAGTGAGACATCGTTTGCCAGAGAATATTTATGTGATTTCTCAGCACAAGGTGATGACCAGTTAATCGCATTGGCAGATACCGAAGATGCAGCCAAGCGCATATACCAACAAGACCATGTACGATTGTTTCCAATAATTCTTGGCATCGACCCTGCAAGGTTTGGTGATGACAGATCTGTAGTGTTTAGACGGCAGGGTAAGCAAGCATTTAAACCAGTTGTATATCGGGGTATAGACAACATGGAACTAGCGTCCAGAGTAGCCAATCTGATAGAGGAACATAAACCAGATGCAGTGTTTTGTGATGCAGGTGCAGGTAGTGGCGTAATCGACAGACTAAGGCAATTGTCATATGACGTAATCGAGATACCGTTTGGTGGCAAGGCAATGAAACCAGAGCAATACATAAACCGTAGAACAGAGATGTGGTGGTTAATGAAGCAATGGATAGAAGAAGGTGGTGCAATACCAAACGATGTAGCCCTCAAACAAGAGTTAGCAACACCAATATATTGGTACGACAATGTAGGTAGGCGTGTATTAGAAGGTAAGGATCAGATAAAGAAACGATTGCAAGGTGCAGGGTCACCAGATTTAGCTGATGCACTAGCACTAACCTTTGCCCTCCCAGTAGCCAAGAAAGTAGCAGAGGACATATACATAAAAAGACGTAAAGAAGCTACACAGAAGGCAGACTATGACCCATACACAAGAATCTAACTTTGTTCGTATAGCAGATGGTCTAGATGTAGAACCATTGCTTAAATTACTTGATGCCAAACCTGAGTTATGGAAGGAAATACAGGTAAGGCAACAATTTACTGGGTCACCACACAAAGATACGGAGTCGATATACGTTAGAGGGCCACTAAAGATGAGCCAATACTACGTTTTATGGGATACAGGGTCATACGATTACCCATGCATGGAGTATTTAGAACCTGCGTTAGTGCCATTAATGCGACCAATACTAAAAAAACTACAGGTAGAAGATATGGGTAGGGTGCTTATTGTCAATTTAAAACCTAGTGGCCATGTAACCAAGCATAATGACCAAGGAACGTATGCAGACCATTACCAAAGGTTTCATCTTGTATTAAAAACTAACCAATGGTGTAGCCAAACTTGCGGAGATCAAAAACAAAAGTTTGAGGTAGGGGAGGTTTGGTGGTTTAACCATAAGAAAATACATACAGCGGACAATGTTGGCACGACAGACAGAGTACATATAATATTTGATTGTGTACCAAAAGATTTTTTATGACTAGTGTGACCGTAACTAATGATAGTAAAGCTACTGTAAACGAAAGTAGAGTACCTAAAACAGAAATTAGACTCTGCACCTTAGATGAATTTAAGGTTTTAGCTGATCCATTATTTGAAGAGCATTACGAAGAGATTGCTCGCAACAAACAAATAATGAAGCTAAAGCCAAATTACAAACTGTATGAAGCACTTGATGCAACAGGTTGGTTATTCATCTATGTAGCAATGCAGGGCGATGTATGTATTGGTTATTCTATGAACATAATGATTCATCACTTGCATTATGCAGATCTAAGGATTGCCCAGAATGACATTTTGTTTGTCAAAAAAGAATTTCGGGGCGGACGATTAGGTTTACGTCTAATAAAAGTCACAGAAAATCATGCAAAATCTGAGGGTTGTAAACTTATGTTATGGCACGCTAAAGAAAACACCGCTTTAGATAAGTTGCTACCAAAACTAAAATATGGTGTACAAGAAATCATGTATTCTAAGGAGATTTAACCAATGGTAGTAACAGCACTAGTAACTACAGCAGCAGCCACAACTTATGCAACAATTGAAGCAAACAATCGTGCAAGGGAACAAAGAAAACAGCAAGAAAGAGCATTAGAGCAGCAAAGAATAGCTAATCAACAAGCAAAAGAAACTGCTGAAGCGGAAGCACAACGTGCAGATATTGCATATAACCAAGCAAACCAGCAGCAACCAGAAGTACAGGCTATTGTTAGTAGAAGCGAAGAAGCAGCAAATCAAGGCCCTGCTGCAACAGTATTAACTGGTGGTGATAATATGGTTAACCCAGTAGCACAAGCGGTAGCTAAAGGTAAAAGTAAGAAAGGAGGAGGAAGAGGAGATGCCAGTGGAGGTAGTTTATTAACAGGTCAAGTAGGTGTAGATCCTTCAGCATTAAATTTAGGTGGAAATAGTTTATTAGGAAACTAATTAATGAAAACAAAAAAGGAAAAGTTAATAACTAGGTGGGGTCATCTTAGGTCTGAAAGGGCTACATGGTGGTCACATTGGCAAGAAATTACGACATATTTATTACCAAGGAACGGACGTTATTTTCAGCAAGATAGAAACAAAGGACATAGAAGACATAACTCAATATATGACAATACTGGTACAAGAGCATTAAGAACACTAGGTGCTGGCATGATGGCTGGTGCTACGTCACCTGCAAGACCATGGTTTAGGTTAGGCACGGCAGATCCTGAGTTAAATAGCTATGGGCCTGTCAAATTATGGTTAGCAGATGTTACACAACGTATGCAATTAGTGTTTCAAAAGTCTAATACATACCGAACATTACATGGAATATATGAAGAACTTGGAGCATTTGGTACGGCTGGCTCTATTATCCTCCCCGATAGCCAAAACGCTATACATCATTACCCTGTAACTATTGGAGAA